CAGGAATCGAACCTGCCCTCTCGGTTGGTACCGAGAACGCCAGTCCCCCGGGTCGACGACCCTGGGTTCCCCCCAGAGAGTTTGGAGTGACACTCACAACTTGATGGGAAGTTCTCCAACTGCGCAGTAGAGCCGAAGGCTCGGAGTCTTGAGGTTGGAAACTCAAGGAGTTGCCTACCGCGTCCCACCGATAAACGGTGTCCAGGGCGGTTGCCCTAGATCCCTAGCTGGCCATCATACCGGCAGAGGTCTCGTCACCCCGCCGTTGGGCAAACCTCTTCAGCACCCAAACTTTGTCAGTTTGGAGCCAAAGACCCATTACTCTGATTGAGTAAGGGTGGAGTACGTCCATTGGACGTGGATGGAGCTCTTTCCGGGAAAGTGGACTCGAACTCCTCGTCGAGGAGTCGGAGACGTTCCGAAAACGTTGGCACCCCGTGCCAGTCACTGGAGAAAGAGACCTCGAAAGGCGAAATGTCGCCCTGAGGAATCTCCCTACCATGCGCGTTCTCTGAACGGAATCGTAGGGGTGGCCCTTCGAAAAGGACCTTCGCGCAACCGTGGTGGGCTCGGCTGTTTCGGTTAGGAGGTTTTCTCCAGACTGAGACGGGAAGATCCCGCAAACAATCCGGAGATTGTGCCTCCTGGGGTGGCCTGTCAGTCCCTCCTGCCGCCGGCAGTTGGTAAAGCTGAAGGAGCCTCCGAAACGCTATTTAACATATGCTAATAAACACATTACTTCCACTTGGGTTAGCTACCCTCATGTTTTCACGTGCTTTTAGCACGTCGAATAGCCTACTACAGCTCCCTACCCACCCACTCTATCCCGATATAGATTGGAACAAAGTAGGTGGTGGCTATTATGCCGTCGTTGACCCGATGGACTCGCTAGGTATTCTCTACCTTACGGAGAAGGAATACAAGATACAGGTTAGGGTATCCGTTAGTCAGGATTCCGTACTCGCTGTTCTTGCCCGTCCGGGTGACACCCGGCGACCGGCGAACTCTGCTTCCGCAACATCTACCTCATCCATTCTTAAACCTAATTCCCCCACTTTAAAGAGGGAACTGGGCTTAGTCTCTCGAAAGAGAGACCGAGTTCAGGGCACTCTACCCTTTCTCGGATGGTTTATTAGTAGACTGTCAAAAGCAGTTGATGACGAGACTCTGG